CCCGTTCCGGGCACAGCACCATTCGCCGTTCCGGCGTCCGCTGCATCAGCACTCATTACGTCTCCTCACGTACATACGACCGAAGCGTTCATTACGCCGTAGCTTACGACTGCGGCACTAGCAGTTCCGTTCCAGTACAGGTTAATTGCCAAAGTATGCGAACCAGCAGCTATGCCAGGGAAATTCCAGATACTGGACAATGAACCAGACTGACCTATGCCAGAGTTCATTCCTGTCAATCTTACCTGCGGACCTTGTACCGTGCCGTCAATACTTACCTCCATAGCAAGGTTAGCGTTGACGGCCGTATTGCTTGCGGTAAGTATTGCTTCTACTGATGCCGTTACGGTTGCTACACCAGTCATACCAGCAGGCACGGTAAATGTAATCGGACTACCGGCAAGAACATGCCATGCAGCATCATTCGGAATAGTATAAGCTGTAGCGCCAGTCCCAACATAATACGTCGCGGGAGTGCCAACCGGAGCACTAGCGCCTATAATTTGCCAGTTGACATTATCCGACTGAAGCATCACAAACTGATTACGAGCCGTTAGCGCGTACGTCGATGGCCAGGCATTCCCAATAGTCTGACTACCAACAGCCGTAACGGTAACAACATTAGCACTTGCGTCAGTCTTTACAACAGCGCAAATCCTGCCGCCAATACCGGCAGCACTCGGCAACGTTACCGCGAACGCAGCTCCATTAGCATTAGCGATAACCGTATGATCAGTTGCCGTCATAGTGTACGCAGCGGTCTTGTACTGAAGACTGGCGGTAAAGCCATCGGCTACCATTCCGCCATAAGCCGTGAACAAGCCATCAGTTGCGATCGAATTAGCCGCGAGGCGGTACAGGTCCGCGTCACCGGCAGCGCCGAACTTGATCGTTGCACCAGCAGTAAGGCTAAGCGTACCAGAAGCGACGATATTGGCAAAGTTCGAAAGAGCATCACCATTGTTGTTAACGGCGTTCGTCGGGTAGGTAGCGAACGCAGTGCCGGCGGCACCCGTAAACATACACCCGGAAACGATCGATACGCCACCAACAAAGTTAGAGGCAGCGGCAACATAACCTGCGACGCCAGGATTAACCGCAGTATTGAACATACAGTTAGTGACAATAATCCGGCCCGAGTAGTTCCAGAACAAATCATAGTTCGTTCCGGCCGTCCGGGCATTGGCGTTGAATATACAATTCGATATGAATACTTGACCCGGACCACCAGTAGCATAGAAGCCATGTGAATTAGCTGCTAGGAAGGAACAATTGTTAAAGAATATATGAGTTCCGGTATTCATATACGCAGCATAGTTACCGCCTTGGATGATAGAGTTTGTTACATAAATATCTGTAGGGCCATTCCCTCCGCTAAGCACTATCTGCAAACATGGCGTAGTATTCTGATTGTACATTCCAAGTTCAGCATTGTCGATAAAGACCCATGTAGACACGCCAGATATACTGACACACGTCCCACGCGGACCATTAACGATGATATTGCTTATATTGATGAATTGCGCATCTTGTATATTGATACAAGGAGTATTTGGATCCAAAGGACTGTCAAACATACAGTCTGAAACATTCGCATACATCGCAACATCAGTTCCAGCCAGGCCCTGGAAATTGAGACCTGCTCTTCCATAACCCAAATGATACCTGGTAATCATCGGGAAGGCACTTGAGGCAGTCGCATCAGTAATTATGTTTATACCATAACCATTTTGACCGCCTGTCTCGACGTTATCAGACCTGAAGTATGGTGAATGATTAACCTGAATGCTATCCGCAACAGGATTGCTACTCCATGTCCCGCCGAATTCAATAAGCATGTCATTAACAGCAATACGACTACCGCCGGTTACAAGAACTGCTGCCGCTCCAGTAAATGCCGCCGTCGGGCAAAGTCTAGTAGCCCGGCCATCGCCCTGGAGTGAAACAAAGTTAGCACCATTGATGGTTAGCGGTACTGATGTCTTGTAGTAGCCATACGGAAGGTAAACTACGCCACCATAGCCGGTAGCGTTCGCCGCATTGATAGCCGCCTGGATCGCGGCCGTTGAGTCTGCAACATTAAGAGGATCTGCGCCGTAGTCCAAAACATTGAACTGCTGTGTAGTAGACCCTGCCTTATTGTTGCCGCCGAACAGGCTAATGTTATCATAGTAGACTCCGGCAAGCTCACTCGCCAGTCCTATGTAGCCGCCCATAGGATTAGCAACGCGATTATGGAAAACCTGCTGACCATCTACCTTGACGGTAATGAGATTGTTAGGCCCTATATCGATCGTCGCGGTATGCCAGGCATTAGCAGTTACCGGACCTCCATAACCTCCGCCGGGACTTGAGGACCAATTGCCCCAGGAACTAGTTACTCCCACTCCGCAACTGTAAGTAGCTCTGTTATCTACTCTACAGGCATAACCCGCGCCAGAGGCATTACATCCGAAATAGAAGTCCACGCATCCATTAGGCGGCGTATAGCAATCGAATTGATAGTGAGTCTGCGGGCCTATCTGCCGATATACAAGTATGCCAACAGGAACATAGTACGAGTTGCCAGGATTCCCCTGAGCATTCGTGGAGATAAATCCGGTGCTCCCTGCCCCATACGTCCATAGACTAGGGGTATCGCCGGTATCAATAGTTGAAGCTCCGGGCGCTCCCGTCGGACCTTGCGGACCCGTAGCACCGACTGCGATACCGCCAACGACCTGCCAGTTAGCTCCATCCGACTGCATGACAACGAAAGCATACTGCGAAGTTAGGGTAGCGTTTGGCTTGCCATCAATCGTCTGGCTGCTCGATGTAGCGACGGTCACTACATTAGCCGAGGTATCAATTTTCTTGATAACGTATAGCTGCCCCGTCACACCCGCGCCAGAAGCGCTAGGTAGCGTCACCGAGAATGCTCCAGGAGCGGCGTTACACAATACTGTGTTGTCATTCGCCCCGAGAGTATATGCTCCATTCTTTGAAACAATGGCGGTTGAAAGGCCAGCTGTGTCAACGCCGGCGAACGCCGTAAACAGTCCGTCTGTCGCGATCGAGTTAGGGCCGAGCCTGTACATATCCGCGTCGGCCGCCGCGCCAAACTTGATCTGCCCGCCTGAGTTCAGATACAGCGTACCCGGCGCGTATAGGCTACCGCCGCCATCATTTAGGACGGTAGTGGAGCCGTTGTACGTTACCGGCGACGTATTGTTGACATTCATTACCGTCGAGGTCGTACCGGCGTCCGTGATAATAAACGCTACCGCGCCGGCAACAGGGCTATTGTCAACCGCGCCGATAACTACGCAGTTCTTCGCCCCGTTGGTAATGCGTATGCCATAGTGCGCATTCTGGAACGTACGCGGGGATACCAGGACATTCCCATAGCCGCCCGAAATCGTGAAGTTGTCCCCGGCCGTCGATTCCGCGCCAGCGCCATTAATCGTGACCGACTGGCAATTCGTCAGCGTGTACGCCGTACCGTTCCCGTCGGCCGCGCAACCGTTCATATCCGAATAGCACAAAGCCGTATGCGCAAAGCCAGAAAGCGTGTTATTGTTCGAGTAGCAGGAGTTCCAGGTACAGCTAGTGCTGGATGTCGAGCTATGGGTATTCCACCCATTGCCCTTATTGCCCTGAGAGACGATCCGATCGAACAACGACACAATCGGTGTGTCGATATCGATTCCGTCATTGCCGAATCCCTGAACCCATACATCTTCGAAGTGTAGGAATCCCGTGTTTTGATGAGAGCTTAGCTTGAACTGGATTCCCTTGCCGGTTCCGGTTACGGCCGGGCCGGTCAATTGAATACCACTAAGTTTGAACTGCGTAACGTCTGTGCCTGTAAGGCAGTTGGCATTGGCCGACGTCTGAACGATCTTGGTGTTGGCATCGCCGTCACCGCGCAACTGACTGTAGCCGTACACCACAAGCGGCGCACTAATCTTGTACGTACCGGGCGGGAAGTATACGACTCCGCCACCGGCACTATTCGCCGCGTTGATCGCGTTCTGAATAACTGTAGTAGAGTCAACCTCTCCGGAGTTGTCCGCGCCATACATCGTCTTGACGTTGTACCACATCACTGACGGTGTACTACCTTGCGCTGTCGATGGCAGGATCGCCGTAACTACCGGCGTGGGCTTTGACGTCACCGTAACTTGGAATGGCTCGTACGTTTCGGTCATTGCGTCACCTGCGGCTCACAGGTAACCGACCCGGCGGCGAGAGTCGTGATGTTCGGATTTGACAGCTGGATGTCCCAAGCCGTTGTTATAGGCAGAAGATTAGACTGAAGAGCCGGAAGATGGAAGTGTAGCAATCCAAGAACGCCAGTATCAATCGTTACGACAAAAGAGGCGAGAATAGTCTGAGCATCAGGATTTAGCCGGATCTGGCTAATAGGCTGCGAATTGGTGAGATCGATCAGGTTGCTACTCTGGTCCATGACTTGCATGTCAAAGAAGAAGTCATCACCTTGATAGATGACCAGGTTGATCGTCGCAGGCAAGACCGTAAGAGTCTGGATAACGGAACTATAACGGGGATCAACTTCCCCAGGCATCTGCTCGGTAACTGGAACCAGGCGAGGCGGACGGGCACCGCGAGTCTTCATCTGGGTAGGCGAAGTTCTCACAGAGCCGGTCCTCACCTCAACCTCACTCATCGAACCCCTCCAGTCCTATGCCTACCGCGATTATAGCCTATCCCGGCCCGGAAGTCTAGACCCTTCAGCCCTTGACTTTCCTGAGCGCCTCTTCCCCAGGAGCGTGCCCCGGCCAGCCGCCGGTCGCATGCCGATGGATGTTAGCGCAGAGCCCCTTGACCATGCCCGGCGAAACATACTTCGACAGCGTAGTGACGCAGGCGTCAAAATCTCCCGGCACGCCCCAGTGGAGCTTGGCAGCACCCGCGCCCGACGTCCAGTACTTGAGTAGCTGTTCCGGCATTTGCGTATGCTCCGGGCTTTGTGCCATCACACGGCCTCCACTATCAGAGTTCCGAACCCTACCGTGGTACGAGAATCCGACGCATCCAGGAAGTCAACCCTCCACCAGAATGCCCCGGATACTGAGTTGTCCTCAGAGTCGATAACGAACGTCGACATCGTCGCCCCGGCGTTGTCCGGGTCCGCGACGACCAGAGAAGTAAAGGTCACCGTCGAAGGATCGAGGTCCGAAGTTGTCCGGTCGGTCTTGTAGTAGAACTCCGACTGGCACCCGGTACCGTCGGGAATGTTAGGGTACCGAACGGTCACCTGAACATCATTCCCGGCCGGGAAGAACAGTACAGTCTGCTGAACCGGCTCGTCCGGAGTAGCGCTGATGTTGGCGTCAATAGTCTCAGTCAACTCTCCACCCCTCCTGTATCTCGACAGGGTTGACCGTAAAGATTTCCTTCCCAGGGATCTCTACGATCGGCCACCCAGATGCCGAGTCGACATCTACAAGCACGACTTCGCGCCCGTCACGCAGCAGAATCTTATCTCCCCGGAACGCATCCATAACTTGCCGCCGCCCTTGGTCCAGGTGTCCGGAACGTCCGCGCTCCAACCCTTTTTCTTGGCTACCTTCTTGATGTAGGCGCGGACCTTCGCGTGCTCGGCAGGCGTGTTCGGCTTCGCCCGGCCGACGGCCTTGATTGCCGACGCCAGCGAGTTCGGACCAGTCCGCCCCTGGATGGGGAATCTAGGCGAGTCCGACTGGTTGGACTTCGACGGGGGCATCGCCTGCCCCTTCTCCTGTAGACGCTGGCGCAGCTTCTGCCCCGCCACCGCCGTTCCCGTTGCTGCCATTCTTCTCACTCCAGTATTGATTCCAAGCCGCCACTGCGGCCTTTCCGGTTTGTCCTGCAGTTGTCTTCGCCCACTGTCCAGCAAGATCCGTATTAGCGCTGTCTTGACCACGGAACACAACGCGAGCCAGACACGTACAGTGATCGTGCGCACGGAACGAAGATGATTGTTCTTTACGTACACCACCGCTAGCAGCGTGCATAGCACAATAGGCACAAGGGCTAGATTCAACAATACGCTCCCAGCCAATAGCAACATCATCCCCCGCTGCTGCATTTGTTACCGTATTGCGTCCGCCATTAAGGACTACCCGCATCGAAGCGCCCATAAGACCGCGCCGAGCCATATCTGAGGCTACCGCCACAGTCTTACCGCTATCGACCTGCCGGTAGAATGAGCCCTTGCCTGCCTTGTCTGTCAATGTCTCAAGGTACCCGCTACCAAGGTTGCTGCCAGGAACAGTAGGGCCGACGAAACCAGCAACAGCACGAGACAGCCCATAGTAGTTACTAGCATCAGCAGCGCACATTTGATAATGAGTATCAATGATACCTCTCACAACAGGGCTGAAGCGGTTCCACGTATCGCCGAAGTATGCCGGGTCAATCATCGACAACCAGAATGACCCTATAGCCGCCGACACCCGCGCCGCGATCATCTTCTGGTGTCCTTGATACAAACTGAATAGCAGGTCTGATGCCTGCTTGTCGGAAACGGGTATCATCATGGCTGAGCCGGACCTCCCCCAGCAGGAGGCGAACCGGGAGGCAATGCCGGCGGCGGCTGTGAGATAGGACCAACCCCACCGGCCGGGATTACGCCAACGCCAGGAGCCTGCCCGGGAGGCACCGAGCCCGGAGGTACAGTAGTAGCACCAGCTTGAGCCGCTGCCGCCTGCTGCTGGATCATATTCTGTACTATCTCCTGAGCCTGCTGCCTCTGGTACGCAAGCTGCCAGGAAGCGACATCATCCGCGGTGGCCCCGGGAATTCTCTGCCATAGCTCCGTCGCCGGTACGCCGAGTTGCTGCGCGATAGCGACCAGGCCCTGGATCGTTGACGTGAATGCCCGCGCCGACGTGTCCCTCCACACAATCGTGCCGAACAAGTCGTTCCATCCTTTGTCATTTCCAGATGCTAGGTCTACAAGCCTGAAGACATTTCGCCACGGGTCGGTTAGGGCAGCCTGAAGTTCCTCGACCTTCCGGTCGAAACCATCTCGTGCCGCAGCTAGGGCTTCGGCTGACATGTTCGCTACCTGGCCTAGCAAGTGATACGGCGGTACCTGGCATATTGTCGACATATGCCGTATGCCGTCCTCACGGACTAGCGAGTACGGCTGGAGCGCCGTTTCCCCGAACTCACCAAACTTGGTGGCAGGGTCATCCGACGCCCATACCCGGTCTACACCGGGCCGGAATGGCGCCTGCTCTCTGCCATCTTCATCCACAGGCGCCATCCCGGCGACATAGCGCTGCCGGAACGCAGCGAACTGAGTAGAGATCATCAGGTTGAACGTATCGAAGTTGATCTGGTCCTGTATTGGCATGATCGGCTCAATCTCGCCTATACAGTCTTCCTCGCCGTCCAGGTCAACTTCATACAGGAACCGGACGACCGGGCAGATCCCCATACTATGCTGAGCTACCGTCGGCTGTCCCTGAAGAAGAGCATTCGATGCGTCCGCTAGCTGGAGCTGAGAAGTCGTAGCATTCGGCGAGACATTCCCCTGCAGGATATACCTGTACTCCTCATCATAAACGTAGACGATCATTTGCTGCTTACCCTTAGGCAGGTTCTTGATGTCTACCTCGATAGCGAACTGCGGCCACTCGTCATCAATTGAGTCCGCATAGAATGCCGTCATACGGCGAGGACTAACCGGCCGGATCACCGGAACGTCAGCGAGCTGTTCTTCATCTGAGGACATTTGCCCCGGCAGCACGAGGGTGTATGCCGCACCATACTTGATAACCGAGCGATGAACCCCGTGCTGCCGCGACACCATTCGATTTGCCCGGAACGAATCCCATTCTGGTTGCGGCTTCTGCGGAGCCGCCATCTCATTCGCCGTCGTGCCTGAAGGACGATAGCCGTCAACATGTAGGTTCTCTGAGATCACTGACACGACGAGCGGCAGGAAGTTACGCCTTGCCTTCTTAGCAATCCAACGGTACTCAGCATTAACACCGCGCGGAACGTACGGCGGGTCTTGCCGTCCACGAACGTACTGCCCGATACGACGCAGACGGGTCTGCTCGGCCTGCCTAGCGTCGAGCGCCGTATTGACGACCTCAACAACGTCATTCGTCCCGATAATCAAGAGAAGCTCCAAACTCTACGGCCACCCTTTTTAGCAGCAGCTTCCTTACGTTCCTTGTACTTCTTTGAAGCTAGCACGAGACGGCGAGCGTGCCGCGCCCCGATCATGCTGACACAGGCGTCAATTTTCTTAGGCGACTTAGGAGACTCCTTGCCGATAGAGACTCCCCAGCGGTTCGGCCGACGCCGGGCATTCGCTACGTGACGGCCTAGCGCCGAGTCTCCATCATGCTTGAATGACGGCACGGGCGAATCGATCTCGCCAAGTACCATCTCGCACGCGTGCGTAAATTCCGCGACGTGCGAGCGCATGTCCCAGGCAACCGGCTGCGGGTCGCGCCCGGTCGGCACCGCCCATACGTCCAGCGTATCCTCGAATTCCTCGCGCCAGGTTATCTTGGTACTTTCCTCCCACTCGTTAACATCCGCGAAGAACGCGCACACGTGCCAGCGCTCTTTGGCCTGGCGAACGGCGTAGTGTACATCATCGACCGGGATCGGCTTCCCAGACCCCAAAGGCTCCCAGATGCCGATCGAGAATATGAACCCGGTCTCTATATGGCAGCCAACAAGCGCAGTAGCGTCATTAGTGCGAGACCCGTCAAAGAACATAGCAATGTCAGAGTCGTCCTCAATCCGGAACTCGACATCCGCGAGTCGCGCCCATTTTTGAGGTGTAGTCCAGGCGTCTTCCGGAGACTCTGGCCAATTGAGGTAATAACGCTTCGAGACATCAAGCGGTGTGCGAGGCGAGAGGATGCGGTTCTCCACAATATCCTCAACATCAACCCAATAAGCATCACCATAAGCAAACTCGACAGCCTTGCGAATCGAGGCGATGTCATCGAAATCGACATCAGGAGGGGCCATACGCGCATCATATAGGATACGGCCTTTCCCTTTGAGACGTCCCTCTTCCTGCGCCACCCACGCATCAAACGTACTCTCAGCAACGGTTTCCCTTCCCGGCTCCCAGGCATTGGAAGTCTCGATGATCCGCGACCCGGACTTGCCGACGTTGCGGTCCATTACTTCGGCCAGGTCGACACCGCCATTTGACGGCGTGAAACTCTCTGTCTGGTCGAGAATGGCAAATGTGACAAGAGCACCTTCCTCCGTTGTCGGAGACGAAGTGATGACCATGAGCTGGCCTCCACCCGGTACATGGAAGATCGTCTTGCCAGCCTCCACGTCATAATCTCGCAGTATACGGCTATTCTTGGGGAGAAGCGCTCGCACCATTCGCATGGTGTTGATATTGGCCTGGTCATGAGATGAAGCGCCGATCTGAACGAGCGGCATAGATACAACCTTGCCAAGACATCCACCAGGCGCGTCGAGATCGTATTTGAGCAGGCGAACGGGCGCTAGCAGCTCGATCATCGCTAGTACAGCCGCGAATGGGGACTTCCCAGCGCCTTTTGGGTAGCGACGCACACCGTGGTAGAAAACCCAACGCCCATCCTCCCGTATCGCGTACCACCACAGAAGGAAGCGCACTTGCGATTCCGTAAACTCCCAGCGGTCTCCCGCGTCCGGGCCATCGGGCTGCTTGAGGTACTTCGACGCCCAATGAATAGCTTCCCATCCAAGGGTGAGCTTAGGAATCCCCTCTGGCAGGGTAACAAGTCGGTCACGAGGCGCAATATCCATAGGTCATCAGCTAGCGTCTTCCAACAGCCAGCGACCGTCCCGCGCCAGCCCTTGACCCGGCGCTGACCCCGGTACTCCGCATCGACGACCTTCCGGCCGTGCCGACACCGGCCCGCGTACCACCAGGCGCGTTAACGTACCTCTGGAGATTTGCCATCACCTGCGATGACGGCGTAACCTTCTGGGCTACGCCCTTACCCGTCCCGGTCGATGATCGCTTTCCAGTGGGTGCCTTCGGCGGCCTAATGTTGCGCGGCTTTGCGGCTGCCTTTGCCTTCGGCTTAGCCTTTGCCTTTGCCTTTGCCTTCACCTTTGGCTTTGTTGCCTTCTTGGCGGTCGGTACGCCTGGCACATGGACTTTGGTACTGGCAGCCGTCTTCTTGCGCCCGCGAAGCAAACGTGCTAGGGCAAGCCCCCTAAGAAGACCAGCTCCGTGCCCGCCTCGTCCGCCTCTCCTGCCCCCGTACCGATTACGCCCGAGCAACCGTCGTGCTTGAGCACTACGTGATCGTGTTCGTGTCTTCCGTGCTTCTTTCTGGCCCTTTTCTTCCGTGGTCTTTTCAACGCCACGGTCTACACCAGCTTGCCTCTCGGCTTGCCTAAACGTTGATGAAGATATGCCGCGTGACCTCGCGGTAGCCTCGGCAACCCTCCGGATCTGCACATTGGAAGCTCTTTGTGCCCTGATAGCATCCTGCTCGACCTTGCGGCTATCCCTGGCAATACCGGCACCGGCGGCATGCTCTACCGCGCCAAGCAATCCCCTCTTGCGTCGGAGATGAGGGTGGCGCTCTCCACCCAACTGCCAGCGCCCGTGGAACCCCCGGAACTCGCCAGGATTAAAATTGACCATGGCTACCCGTCCGTTCCAGTATCGCGCACGATGCCGAGGCGACCGTGCCAGTCTACGACCGCCTGGTCGGCAGCTTCCTCATCGATGTCAGTAACTTCAGGCTCGTTGAGTTCGATGCGGTTGCGCTTCCGGTCTGCTACCGTCACGCCGAGCCGCGCCGACAACCGCTCGAATGGCGGCAGCAGATTCGCCCGGTACGTCCTCAGGAACATATCGTAAATCTGTGCCGCCATTACGGCGGTGGCCCAGTCCGATGCCTCGTAGAACTCGGACTGCCCACTGAGCGCCAGGGAGCGGAACCAGCTCCGTGCCTGCGGGTGCCAGCTGGGGTTCGCGTCGGGAATGGGAACTTCCCTGGCGCGCGAGGCACCCTTGGTCACGGAGAGGAAGCGCGGGTCATCAGCTACCCCGGAACCCGCGCCGGTCCTTTGAACTGGTTTCTTCCTGGCAGCTACCACAACCCCTCCCTACGCCTTGGTGCCGTGGTGCTCGACGTGCGGGTCGTCCGGATTGGGCTCCGCAGGAGCATCCTCCGGCAGCCACGCCCAGGCCGGGCGCTGCGCGTTGACTAGGGCGACTACCCACTCACCAGGCTGCCTGTCCTCAGGTGGCAGCTTGGGCTCGTACCCGGGCAAGTCCGCCGACGCCCGCACTACCTGAGTAATGAAGGCACGCTCCATCGCGCCACCGTTGTCGACCCAGTACCAGATGCCGTGGTTGAGGTCCGGCAGGTCCGGGTGGCCCGGGATCTGCGAGGGATCGAACGACGGCAGTCCCTCGGGCGGATCGGGCCAGATGACCGGCGGCAGGTAGATCGGCGGCATGACCGACCCCGGCGGCGGCTGAGGAGCAGGACCGCCGATGTCGATGTACTCGGGCGGCCGTCCGCCCCAGAACCCCGGCGGCTGTCCGCCACCGCCACCCGGCGGCATGATCGGCCCGCCACCAACCTCTGGCGGGATCGGGTGTTCCGGGTGCCCCGGTGCCCACGGAGGTGCCGCGCCGCTGCCAGGCGGTTCCGGCCACACGGTGGGCGGAATGGGGTGCGACGGGTACGGCGGTGCGCCGCCGCCACCCGGAGGTTGCGGCTGCGGCAGCGTGTTGTCGATCCACTCGGGCGGAGTACCACCCCAGAAGCCGGGCGGGTTGCCAGGCCCCTGGCCGGGCGGGTTCGGCCACACCGTCGGCGGGATGGGGTGCTCTACGTGCGGCGGCGGGCCGCCGGGCGCAATCGGGTGCGTCGGCGTCCCTGGCACATCATCTTCCACCCAGCCGATGACCTTGACTAGCTTCCATGCCATGCGTTTGTCCCTTTCACTCAGGCCCGTCCCTTTGGGCCACTTCCCTTGTCGGATGAATTGCCTTTATTGCCAGGCGTGACGGGTCCGTCTCCCGGCTTCCAGGATTCCGGCACAACGCCGGAGTGATGGCAAGTCTTGCAGATGTGGGTGTCAACCGAGCCCGTACCGGAGCAGGTCGGGCATGCCTTCTCGCCGTCCCCTGGCGAGCGGTTCTTCTGAATTGGCACGTATGGCGCTGGAGGCATAATCCATCATCCCTAATGAAGCCGGGATGTGGCTCCTTCGGCCGGAACTTCATTGCTCTGTACCTGGCGGTCTTCGCCGCCTGTCCTTGCTGACCTGACCGGCGTACATGATGCGGCTCGCACAACCCCCGCAGCAGCTCGATGCGATGATCATCGGGCGGACCCATGTGATCAGAAGTCGTCGACGGCATATGACACGGGCCATCCTCGCCCGGCAGCATTCCCCATCGACAGATCGGGTCTCTGATCAGGACCGAGGCGCGCAGACGCCCCCACCCGTTGGGCAGGGGCGTCGTACGCCAGGAACCGCGGCTCATGTCGGCCCACGCTGCGCATCCATCGGTGACGGGCCAAGGGACAAACCCGCACCATCCACCATAGGTCCAGACTTCAGACCCTCCACCCTAGATCACCACCCTCCG